GGATTTGTGCCACTAAAGCTCGAATATGGGTTTGATCCAAACTGAGATGTGGAAATCCCAGAACCAAAACCGTAATTGGAACTAGATGTGGTAGCGCCTGCCATATTACCGACAGATTATCCCCCTAAACTCGGGGTTGGCAATCGGGATTTTTTATGGTTCGTATGGCAATCCTAATCGACGGAGAGCCTCTTCAATGCTGGCCTTCAAATCCTCAAAGGGCACATGCTCTTTCCAATACCTCGTCATCTCAACGCATTTTGGGTGCATCAGGTCGCCGTAAAGTTCGAGAAAAGCTACATAGTAGTTGGCGATCTTGTCTCGAAGATTGACTGGAAACGTGCGTTTGGGCCAATCAAAACGATGGTTCCACTTTAGCTCGGGGTGGCAGATAACTCTACCTCCCTGTTGACGCACTTTTTCGGCCATATACCACTCTTCGCCACCAAATCCCCAAAAGTGAGGATTAACCTTTGGTGCGTATTTTCTCAAAAATGAGAAGCAACCCATGCCTTGTGCTGGAATCTCAAATGGCGAGGCGAGCATCAGGCCATCTTTATGATTACCCCAGATGCCGTAATCGTGGCCCCTCCAGACAGGATCAATGAGTTCGCTGGTGTGTTTTACGTCGTCATACCAAAGCGGCCCAGTCAGCATGTTGGGGGCGTCATTCTTGCTCCAATAATCCATCATCCACCTGATAAAGTCTGGCTGAAGCAGAACATGGCAATCAAGGCCGAGGATTACATCCCCCTTGGCCTCGTCAAATGCCCTGTATTTGACAAAGCTGCTTGTTTTGTCCGTCACGTCAATTACCCGCATGTTCGGCACCGCTTTGGCGAAGTGCTTTATCTGTCTTCCGTGGTCGGAGTCTGGATTGTTGTCCAGAATCAAAAACTCAGTGTCAGGCGGGAGTTCTTGGTAAATGCGGAGAGATTGGATGGAGAAGAACACCCCGTCGTAATCGCAGTGAGTCGCCATTGAGATTGTCAGTGTCATATAAAACGAATCAAAACTTGCTGGTGATTAAGGTTTGTTGCCTCAACCAAGAAATTCATTTCTGTTCTATTCACAAATTCAATGAATGCCTTGAACTCACCGTCGAGAAATTCCTTGTAGTTGAATAATTCGTCAAAGAGCATCAATGGCTTTGAACTGCTTATGAAATCCTCAAGTTCATTTAGAATCGTTTGGGTTGATGAGAACAAATCACAATCAACATGAATACCAGCAATCATTGATGGTTTTTCTTGTTTCCATTTAGGGATTGTCTCATTAAACCATCCCTTTGTGATTGAAACATTTGATTTAAATGTGAGCTTTGTTAAGTCTGTTGAGAAGTGTCCTTTGGGGTGATTGGGTGTCCAATTTTCTGGCAATCCTTCAAAAGAATCAAACCCATAAAACCAACAGTCTGGCCTCACGTCTGCCATATAGTTAATCGACCTTCCATTCCAAACACCAAACTCCAAAAAAGACGATCCAGAAGGTGCTTCCTTGAGATATTGATGCCAAATATGAGGTCTGCTAAGGCATCGAACTTTTGGGTTCAATACCATGTGATACAATTCATCCTTCGTGATTTTCATATTGTGGAAATGAGTTGAGTCCTTCTGTTATTCCAGACGCATTAAAGCATTCACAGTTAAGTCTTGCTAGAGTTTCTTTTGCCCTCTCGAATAATTCCCTCAGGTGATCCACCTTTAACCTTAGTGGGTCTGGTGTGCCGTGACCATAAAAAGCATCTGGCTTGTATGCTGAAAATACTTCATCAGCCGATTTTCCGCAAAAACCTTCAAATTTATTTTGTGGATTTGGTTTGCCAATCTCTTCCCATTTTGCCACTTTTTCTTGATTGTAGTCGTGGTCAAATCCGAGAAGAAGAATGCGACATGGTTTAAAGTTCCACGCAATCCAGTTCAAACCTTGAAAAAATATGGTGTATCCAACATAATGCTCTGGAGAGAAAGTCTTGATCGAAAGATATTCGCATGTTTTTTTTGCCGCATCAGAATACTCCCGATGTGATATGGATGAGGATTGCGGTATTTCAAAATCAGGTTTTACCGGAAAATCTCCAGACCGAATCCAAATATCACCATCTTTCCAAAGCCTCCATGCGTTATTCGCCACAAATGTTTGCCTACCCGCTCTAAAATCTTTTATTTTCAAGGCGGACACGCCACTCCCAACATATAAAACTTCCTTCATCATGGCGGAGGCGTTGTGGATGTCGTAGTGGTTGGTGGCGGAGGGGTTGTTGAGGTCGTTGTCGTAGAACTCGTAGTCGTTGAACTCGTAGTCGTAGTGCTAGAAGTAGTAGTTGTCGGAGGTGGCGTTGTGGTCGTAGTGCTACTTGTTGTGGTCGTTGAACTCGTTGTAGTCGTGGAAGAAGTCGTTGTTGAGCTGGTTGTCGTGCTACTCGTTGTCGTAGTCGAGCTTGTGGTAGTAGAACTTGTGGTTGTGGGAGGTAGCGTAGTAGTCGTCGTAGATGGAGACGATCCAACGTAGGTAACAACCCCACCGCTGATAGTAAGATATGTGCCAACATTGATTGGCGGACTTTGAATAGCAGTGGCAGTGCTTGTAACTCTTGGGCTGTCCAATTTTGAAATCAAAGTTCCGTTAGAACCTTGGTATGCAGTAATACCATCATTGCCCCACACCCAAGGGCGGTTTGCTATTTGGGAATTGCCTGTATATTCGCTCATTGAATGACGCGCTTTGGTGAAACTGGCGGGTAAATCGTGATCTTGCGACGGTAGTATTGGCCGTTCACCAACTGAACATCGTCCTCAATCACAAACGGTGCCCAATCGAGGAAGTTTGTCGCCGGGAAAAGCTGCTTGTTTGGGTTCCAACTGCCCGTTTCATCCACCGTTCCTTGCCCAAAAACCTTCTGAGCACCGGGGATATTGTTGTCAAAAACCACCTTCGGATGCAGGCAGCGAGGGAAGTTGATTTCTTTTCCAAGAAAGTCTCCGTTGATGTCAGTCGGAATCGGCTGGACGTGCGTAATCTCGGACTGCGAAAACGGCTTGTCGCTCAGATACTCCTCGATCTTGACCACCGAGGACACGTTTGGCGTCGGCTTGTAAACATACTTGGCGAAGTAACGAGGCGCTGTTTCGGTAGTCGTTCCGTTGTAAACCGCCTGTGGGAAGGTGGTCGTCTTGTAGATGTCCAGCGAGTAGAGAACTCCCGGCCAAGGATACTGGCGTGTGGCAAAGGAGGTGCGGAAGGGCGTTTGCCGCTGTTCAGGCGTCTTTGGCTTGGCGTAGTAAAACCAAATATCGTCACCCTCTTTGGAGCTATCGCAATAGATGTAATTGGCGAAATCTTGCCGCCTCGGAAGGGTGGGAATGGCTGAATTTTTGTAAAGCTCACCCAAAGTCGGAGTTGCATCCAACTTCATCTGATTGGCATCTTGCCAGACCCGGACGCTAAACTCGTCTGGATTTGGCGTTGGGATGACTTCGAGCTTGATTTCAGGTGAGGCCATTAGGGAATTTGAGGCGGGCTAGTAGAAATAATGTCACCCTCTTGGTATTCAGCCGGTAGATAGCGAGGTTGTGCGCTGGCACCCATATCAAATAACCAAAAGGTCTTGTTAAGAAGGGTTTGACGAAGTGGTAAATGCCCAACTTCATCAGATATTGATGCTTTAGGAGTTGCGAAAAGAGCTGGACTCCCAATCACGCCTCCCACAAGATTAGCGGTAATGGGTTGATTGGGGTCTGCATAAATACCAAAACCCTGCGGAGCACCAAGCGTAGCGGCGTAAGAAACTCCGCCGCCTGTCCCCGCTGATACACTTGCCTGAACCCCCAAACCGCTAAAAATATCTCGAAACTCGCTCGACCAAGCACGCATGGCATCCGTGGAAACGATCACCGCTCCAGCCGTGATATTGGTTCCGATGGCGACCGCCGACCCGCCCTGCGTCTGGGCCAGCTTGCAAGTGGCTCCGCTGGCATCTATGACGTAGTATGGCGTATTTACCGTCACACCAGAGCCTCCAGTCAGACTCGTAAAGGTCAAGATCATGCCGTTTACTAGCGTTGCGCCAGTAATCGTCACTACGTTGGTGCCGGAATTGCCGGATACAGAGGTGTAAGGCGTCTCCTTGGTTGAGAGGAAAACATCGACCACGTTGGCGTATTTTGCCCACGTCAGGTTGTTGTTGCGGATGAGGTAGAGATTTGTCCCGGCCATAATTTTTCAGAGAATATCACTTGCACGGGTGAGGGCAAGTGGTTAATGTTTCGGCAGCTTGAAAGAGCTGGCTTCGGGTGCAACTGGAGCAATCCAGAGAAATCCGAAGCAAAAGCCCGAATTTCCGCCTGCACCCCGGAGTTCGGGCTTTTTCATGCCGTGATCCTTAGCCTACTCAGCAAAAGAGGCTACCCAAACCGAGAGGCAGGGAATGCTCGACATGCAGAAAGTGAGATTTCAGTGCTTCCCGTAGCATCCAACACGGGAGATATTCGCAGGGGGTTATAATCTAGCGAGGGAAACCAATCTAGGTTGTCAGGGCGAATTCAAACAATCCTGACGGGTTACTCTCTCTGTCTCAACATGCTTAACTGCGTGGGGAGTGGGAGGGGTTATGCAGAGAGAAAGATTTCCCCAGTGAGCATCAATTAAATTACAGCCATGACCCTAACCCGAGAAAAGCTCGAAGCCCTTTTTAACTGCAATGCTCCAAACGCACGACAGATAGCCACGCTTGGTCTTCAGTATCCCCTCCGCAAAGGCTGGATGAACCAACTTATCGGCCAAGAAATCAGCGATGCGCTTTACGCTGAACTGATGGACTGCAAAGGCAGAAGACCGCGAGGAATCCCCAAGAAACAATGGCGCAAACCCTGCATCCCAACCGACTAACCCTTGACCACCCCTCCGAATAAGCGTAAGGTTGAGGATATGACACCCTACTCTTGCCCCAAGTGCAAAGCCGATCTTACCGGCAAAAAGATACCGGAAAAGTCACGGCATCTGTTTGGCAACGCCACGCACTTCTCGAAGGTGATTGGCGAAATCCGAAACGACCGCCATTGGAGCTGGCATTGCCCGTTTTGTAACCATGAGTGGAAATGATATGAACAACTCCGACTTCAATAAAACCGTCATCGAAACCCAAGCCTTCGTTCGCTCCAAGGCCAACGTAATTGATGCTGTATCCATCCACGCCTCATGCCTCATCCTTGAGGTAATTGAGCACAAGACACCAGAAGCATCTTGGGACGATCTTCTTGGACGCACTCTGCATGTTGTCCGCTCCATGTTTATCGCCTCCAAGGAGATTTACGAAAGGGAAATGCCAAATGGATGACAGAAGCCTCTGCCCTACCTGCCACGCTGCCGGACGTTCCTTGTGGAGCAATTCCTGCCTCTGCACAGGTGATGCCATGCTGCCAACGGCGTTCCATGAATGGTCCGCAAAGAACCGCGTGCCTTACAGCATCCCGCAGCCTAAAATTGAGGTGCCAAAAGTGGTTGTCAGCAAGCCGAAGCTGGTGTTTGGTCAGGGGATACCGAAGAAGATATGACATACGAAGAAGACACCCTTGAAGACGCCATCATCGCCAACCTGCACGAATCCGTGTTTGACCCTGAACGGTCTGCAAACCTCATCCGAAACAACGTGAAGCAGGGGATTGCCTGCACCTACACGGTCAAGTTCTATCGGAGTGACAAGGATGGAATCGTGATGGAGACGAACCTGTTTACCGAGGCTCAGCCTAAGAGGCTTGGACGGAGGATTGGGTTGGTTTGATCTGCAAACTATTTATTCGTCTCGGATTTACGCAATACTACCATGACAGACAAAGACCGACTTAACGCACGAATGGCTGGAGCTATCGCAGCACTGGAAGGCAAGAAGCTAGACGCCAACAACTACACAGAGGACTCTGAATCTCATCAGGAGTGGTTGACTGGCTGGACATCCGCGAGAAATGAGCAACAGAAAATGAACATATCGCTAAAGAACTCGAAGAAAAAAATATGAGCATCAATATCACCATTCCAGCCTTCCTTTGCGACTGGCCTTTCTACGCTGGCTTTGCGCTGTCTGCTATCATCAGTTTCGCTGCATTCGTGGCGTTCCTCCGCAAATGTGGCCCACACTGAAGCCAAACAAACCCGCTCATCAGCCGAGCCAATGGCAGCGGACGGAGGATTGGGTTGGTTTAAAACCGTATTTTTTTATGACTACTAAAATCAAACCAATAACTACCGACGATTTATTAGACGCTGCTATTTACGGAAAGGCAATTGATCCACTGCGAGTACTGGCAGCCTATGCTGATCCGTCAAACTGGATTCAATGCTATGGCGGAGAAGACAGTGACGGCAATAAGCTTAAGCCGTGTGAGTGGGCATTTATCGGACCAACTCGACCCGGATACGAGTTGGCACAACATACACTAGCTAGGATCGCATCTCCTCAACCCACCGAATCATAATCGGAGTCACACCAGCATTCTCGCCATCGTGCATGGTGCAACCTTTCGGGCATTCGATAAACCACACGCCGTCATGGCCGATTCGAGGCCGCTCCTTGTGCTGACGGCACGGCGGACCGTTCTTTACGAAGTCCGTCATTAGGTGCTCAATGGGCGTCATTTGGTTGCTTGGAAGTGCATCCCGTCCCTAAGCCAGAAGGCACCGGCTGGTGCCCACCCCTCTTTGGCAAAAATCTCCATTACCTCAAGTGGCATCGTTGCCCTAGTGGGCCAAGGAACCAAGTTGCCGTTGTCATCTGGATCAAGATCAACCGCAGCTCCACGGGCATGAAGGCTTGGAAGGCTGCCTCCGCGCATATTTCGGTTATTGAAGCATCCGGCATACTTTTGGAGGATGCTCTTGTGAGGAGACGCTGCAATGGCCTCTAGGATGCGCCTCAAGCTCGCGGCTACCTTATTGTGGCATCGGATGATTTTCACCGGCCTGTTGTCATAAAGAAGGCCCAAATCAGCCACATGGAGAGGTGTTAGTTTGGACTCGTCACCGGGAGCGCCATAGAACTTCGCAAGGCTAGCTTGGTCTGCATTAGGCCAAGGATTGTTTTTCGGCATCAACTTGCGTAGATACGCTTGGCATGCAGCGATGCTTTTAGGCCCCCAAAAGCCATCTGGAGTGACGCCGATTTTGGATTGAATGCCTTGGATGTCTTTTTGATTCATACGTCTCGGTTAAAAATGATTATGATCCCCCAAATGACCAGAGCAACCGCTGTAAACAGCAGGCCAACAAAGACGGCAGGGGTGAAGGTGGCGATCATTTCGGTGTGAGGCTTTCCAACACTCGTTTCATGTAAAGGTCAGCCGAATACCACCGTTCGTCAGCCTGAGCTTTGTAAACGCCATCCTTGGTCTGGATGACGGTTCCAGCCTTAATCTCCAGAGTGTCTGGACTGTAAAGCTGCATTGAGTTGGCGACGGTAGGCGAGGTTTGAGCGCAGCCGGTCAGCAATGCTACGGTCAGCAGGAGTGCCTTTGTTTTCATGTTCGATGATCTTCTCGGTTAGGTTTTCGCATTCCTTGGTCGTCTGCCATTGGAGCCACAAAGGGAAAGCCTTTGCTGCTTGAGCAAAGGCTTCGAGAGCGGCAGTGATGGCTGTCAGGATGATCATTTCACGGCGTATTTACGGGCCACATACGACAGACCTGTTTCGATAAGCCAGCTTGCCCCGGAAACGATTCCCGCTGTAATGGTAGTGGTGAGTTCAGAGTCAACACCTTTGGCAGCCAGATAGGCCGAAAGAGCGCCAGCCGCATAGGTGACACCCTTCAAGAATTGACGGACAATCCAACCGGAGTTGGTGGTAGCGAGTTTGATAGCTAGTTCCTTCATGGCGCTCAATGCTTACGCTTATTCTCACGACCTGTCAACTCATCGCTTTGCGAGGCTTTTGCCTTCAGAGCGTCGAGAGAAAGGGTTTGGAAGTCCCGAAGCGAGTTGTTTTGAGCATCCTGAAGCTGTTCGATCTTGCCGCCCACCTCCTTAATCATCTTACTAAGGCCTTCCAAACAATCAGCAAACCTGTTCATTGTGTTAAGGCCCCTTCCCCACGCCGCCCGTAGAATCAGGGCGATGAACGTAGCAAGGGCAACGATGAACAGGATCAACACGACATGCAGGGGCTGAAGAGCTAGTTCTTCCGGCGAAATCACAGCCATCTTGGTATAGCACCCATACGCGGTCGTTGCAATGATTCCTAGACCCGATAGCACCGCACCTGAAATGTGATACACCAAGGCAATTGGCAGGTCAAAATGTTGCGGATCAATGGGTAGCTTCATGCTGTTTTTTACTACGTTAGGGTTAACCTTTTGGTATGAAAAAAGGGGATTTTCATGGGGTAGATGTGATTTCGATTTTTCGTTGATCTGAAATAATACCAAGCTCGACAAGTTTACTGAGTCCCATGACGACGCGTGGATCATCGACATGAACCTCAGAAAGCCAAGTGGTGAGTTCTAGACGCAAGGCAGCAACGGTAGGGTCTTGCGAGATGGCGATTTGAGCCTTTTCCATCATTGTGAACTCCGCCATGAAACCTTGAACGTCGCTCCACTCTTTTAGCTGATGGGAGAATTGAGCCGATGCCCAATCGTTGAGCGTTTGCGCCCTTTCCTCCGCGCTCATTTGGACAGACTCCCCGTTCACCATCTTGGTCAAGACGGCGTTTTGAGGATCGAGTTCCAACTCTTGAAGAATTTGCTCAAAGGTTTTCATCATTCAGTCCATCCAAATAGTCTGATTTTGCCGCCGCCGAAATTGCCGGAGGAGAAAAAGAGCTGGACGGTGTCCACGTCGGCAGCGCTGTCGCGATAGCCTGCGCCGGTGATGATGTTGGAGGCGGCGCTGTTGTAGATGCGTCCGAAAATTTGCCACCTTGCAAAGGTTTTGAGGCTGGCGTTGAGAGGATCGTAAAAATCAATCTCGCCCCACAGGCCCTCATCAGTGGCGCTGCCTACGAGGTTGGTGCTTGTCTCGATGTAAGTGCCCGTGGTGGAGGCGGGGCCATAGGTGCCGGATGCGCCATAGGCATAGCCGTAATTTGACGCGCCGCTGTCGAACGTGCTGCCACCATCGGTGGATGTGCGCATGCGCAACATGAAGCCGTCGCTTGTGCAGTAGACGTTTTCCAGCTCGAGCCGGGATTTGCGATACGATCCACTGAAGGTGAAGGTCAGC